CCACGATAGGCTTCGTTGTGCTGTTGAGGTTGCTGTTGTGCTTGTCTTTGCTCACGACGCTCTACAGTGTCGTATGCTTGACCACGATAAACGACTTTAGACATGGTTTTACTCCAAAGAAATGAGATGGTTAAATCCCGTTCCTTCGGGCGGCGTTTGCGTTCGCTATTTGCGAATAGCGAATGAACGATCCGTTCCGCGTCGTCCTACTTGCGTCCTATTCTTCTACCTCTGGAAAACAGGCAGGATCAGTCCCGTCTGCATATCTAGCAATAAACTCAATCTTCTTCCATACAGAAAGAGATTCAGTTCTCATTGTCCTTTCAGACAACCATTCAAACTGCTCACAAGTGAGAAGCATCTTTGGTTCTGGTTGGGCAATTGCCAGCAGGAGAGGTAAAATCATAGGATGAACGTAAGGGTATTATACCCTGTTATTGATATTTAGTCAATCGACCCTACAGACCAAAAATTTTGCCGGAGTTTTTTCCGACGATATGGGGAACTACTTTCGCTTTTTGGTTTCAGTAGGTTTGTATCCCCACATCTTAGGACTAACTGTACCTTCTGTCCACTTCATTGCCCTAAAATCACGATACTTATCCCAGTATTGGTCAAAGATATCTGATTGAAGACCCTGAACAATATCATGTTTTTGTTCCCCATTATCACCGTATGTTACAAGATAAGAATCTCTGGGAAGACTCTTATCATCAGCAGCAATTGGGTCACAGTTTACATTGATAATATTAATACCCTTTCCCATCAGGAACGACCGCCCCACTTGATGTCAGGATATGCTTCTGCAACTACTTCCTGAGTGATGTTATACTTTTCAGAAAGTTTCTTATCCTTAATCAAGCAAACAATTTCTGCTTCCAGAGGATGAAGACCTTCCAGAAGGTTGATAAACATACTTTCACGACGAATGTTACTCATTGCATCGTTACCACCCTTGATGAAATGATAAAACCTCTTACACTCTCTACGAATAGTAGTCTTACCTTCCTTATCACTAACACCCAAAGAGAATGACCCAGTTTCGTGCATATTACGAATTTCCTGTGACAATTTAGTGCTCAATGTGCCACTGGATGTAGTTTGCTCATCATATTGAGAGTATGGCACTTCACCAGACGGCAAAGCAGAAATTACACTCTCATCGAAATTCCAAATCAAAATCATTTTGAGAGGAACTTCTTCATATTTTTTGAGTACTTGCACTTTTTTCGATTTAGTACGCTGTTTTGATACAGCATCCAAAATCTCAAACATAAAAGGATTTTTGGGAAGAGATGGTAAAGTTTGAGTTGGTCCTTTTACCACCTCTGCTTTTGTTTTACTCGTCTTCTTCGTCGTCGTTGATTTCGTAGTCATGGTAGTTTTCAAAGTTAAATGCAATCACCTCATCGGGTATCAAGTTTCCTTGATTATCAAACATTTCGGGGTGAGGTCTTGGTACTTCCCGATAGTTCATCATATATTCTCTGGCAGTCCATCCAATCACAAGTCCCACTACAAGAAATAGAATAGTCAAAAATGAACCAAAGACTAGACTAACTGCTAACATTTTTCTTTCTCCTGGGAATTACTTTTCTCTTCCTTGTCTTGAAGGAAAATTCGAAATAGATAGTAACTTCCCTGTTCAGAAAGCAAACCATCTTTTCGAAGATGATGTGAAATGGGTTGGTTTGCTCTCTTTTACCTCCATTAAGCAGAAACTCAATACCACGGTTTATGTGGATGTCTGATTTATTTATGTTAGGACTTGATGACTTGTTGTTCTTTGAGGAATTTGATTGTGTCAACAGAACCTCCCAATTTTTTACTGTCACATACTACCTGAGGGAACGTAGAACCTTTTCCAAACTCAGAATAAAATTCTTCTTTTGTAAAATGCTCACCAAGATTATAGACCACAAAGTTACTACCTGTCAACTCCAATACGGTTTTGACTTTTTTGCAGTAAGGGCAATCGTCTTTTGAGTATACGGCAAAATTCATGTTATCTTTTTTTTCTTTATGTATTATAGCACAAACCTTGACAAATCCTCAATCCATGTGTAGACTACCTTTGTCCGGGTTGAAGAGTGATCTATATCTTCATTAAGATACATAGTAATAATAGATACAAATAATTATGAGTACATTCGCAAAGAAAGGTTGGCACTACCTTCCTGAAATTATCACTAAAGAAGAAGCAATACAAATTAAATATCAAAACCTCATGGGTGCAGTGCAGGATCTTGGTGGTCTTAAAACTCATTACGACCCTGAAAGAGGTAATGTGATGTGTTGTTATGCTCCACCATCATCAACCTATGTGGTTCATAGAGTTAAACCAATTCTTGAGGAGTTATTGGGAGAAGAATTAATTCCATCTTATTGGTTTACAACAACGTATCACAATAAAGGATGGATGAATTGTCATACTGATCGACCATCATGTGAAGTATCAGTCACTATGAATATTGCTGGTGATGCAGAATGGCCGATTAAACTTAAAGACCTTACAGGAAAAAGAAGAGAGGTTGTAACTCCTATGGGTCATGGTGTTGCATACTTAGGAACCATTGTGCCTCACTGGAGAAGTCCTTTAAGAACCCATAAGAATGATCGGTTTATGCAATTGTTTTTACATTATGTGAGAAAGAATGGTCCTTATGCGGACTATGCCTATGATAGAAATGAGAAGTGTTATACACTACTTAATAAGCTTTGATACCATATTTCTCTGAAATCTCTCTATCTTGTTCTTCTTTTGTTGGAACACCACAGACTCTCATCCAACAAACAGTCACTACTCTTTCACCAGAAGTCACTGGTTCTACACCATGAAGATAATGATGTGTTGATGGGAATGCAATCAGTAGTCCTGGTTCTGGTTTAATACGAATTCTATATGCTGGAAATACAAACTCACCACCCTCAAAATCATCATTCAGGAATAATACAGTAGAGATATCTCTGTCGATTGTTTTCTTCCATTGTTTCGTTCCATCAGGATTTGTCCACATTCCTTCACCATCATAGTGAGGTCGGTAGTGTCCTCCTTTGGTATAGTAAAGAAACTGTGGAACTTCACTGTCTCTGATCTTAAAATCATAAAAAGGATTGATAACATTATTCACAATGTCATCATACATTTCCTTTACCTTAGGAAGAATAGGAGTGATGTCGGCACACTCCACATCTCTTACCTTCTTATCAATTTTATGCTCGTCTTTTCTTGATTCGTTTGCCTTGTCGGAATCATAAACTCCCATTGTATCTCTGGGAGCATTCTTTACATATTCGGTGAGATATTTACAACCTTCTTTTGTGATAACATTTGGTTGAATCAATATATTCCCAAGCAGTACATCCATAACTCATAGTGTAGTTTTGATTATTTAGTGTTAGTTGGAGAATGCTGTATGGTCACTATTTTTTTCCTTTAAACCACTACATGATGCTAATACAGTCTCACTAGAGAAATCTAAACGGTCGATGGAGCAAGTATCATCAATTGGATTGAAACCACCAGAAAAGTAACCATAATTCGAATTAGAGACTGCTGCATAAGATATTTTTTCTTCTCCTAAATTATTACCTGGTGCTGCTATAGTCTCATTAGAAAAATCTAAACGGTCTATGGTGCAATAACGAGTAGAAAAATTACCGGATCCACCAGCAAAGTAACCATAATTGGAATTAGAGACTCCTGCTAATTGATATCTTATTTGTGTTAAATTATTACCTGGTGCTGATGTAGTTTCATTTGAAAAATCTAAACGGTCGATGGTGCAAGTGACGCCACTTAGTATTGGATCTGCACCACCAGCAAAGTAACCATAATTAGAACTAGAGACTGATGCTAATTTTTCTCTTGGTCGTGATAATTGACGCGATGTTGAGGCATCTATAGTATCATTAGAAAAATCTAATCGTTCAATAATATTAGAAGGATTAGATTCAAGGTAACCACCAGCAAAGTAACCATAATTGGAATTAGAGACTTCTCCTGCAAAAGATTTTCCTAAAAGGAAATCATCGACTAGTTTAGATACAGACTCATTAAAGAAATCTAAACGTTCGATTTCTCGATCGTAACCTGGAGTGCCACCACAAATGTAACCATATCCTCTTGGACTAGAGACTCCTGATGCACCACCTTTCGATTTTGATAAATTATTACCAGGTAGTGATGTAGTTTCATTAGAGAAATCTAAACGTTCGATGATGCAGTTAGTATACTCACCACCAGCAAAGTAACCATAAGCCTTGGAGATTGGGATTCCTACTTTCTGATAGTAGTTGACTTGAGTGCCTGCTGCGCGGAATTTTTCTGTTAGTAAATTATTACCTGGTGCTGATGTGGTTTCACTGGAGAAATCTAAACGGTCGATGGTGTTAAGTTCAGAACTTGGAGACTGACCACCAGCAAAGTAACCATACTGAGGACTAAAGACTGTTGCCATACGGTTTCTTGCTTGTGTCAACTGATAAGCACCAGGTGCTGCTACGGTTTCACTGGAGAAATCTAAACGGTCGATGGTGCAAACACGACCTGGAGCAAGACCACCGGCAAAGTAACCATAATTAGAATTAGAGACTGCTGCCAACATTCTTCTTGCTTCTGTTAATTGTCCAACTGTGACTGGAAATTGTATGGTCTCATTATAAAAATCTAAACGGTCGATTGTGGAAATATTAGAAGGTGGAGGATAACCACCACCAAAGTAACCATAATTAGAATTAGAGACTGCTGCTAAATATGCTCTTGCTTGTGTTAATTGACCTGGTGATATTCCCGGTGCTGCTACAGTCTCACTAGAAAAATCTAAACGGTCGATAAGGCAAGTCTGAGTTGAAGGTGTGTCACGACCACCAGCAAAGTAACCGTATCCTCTTGGACTAGATACTGCTGTTAAATCTTGTCTTGCTTCCGTTAATTGACCTAATGTTCCTGGTACATCTACAGTTTCATTAGAAAAATCTAAACGGTCGATGGTGCAAACTTCAGGTGGAGCATTACCACCAGCAAAGTAACCATAATTGGAATTGGAGACTGCTGCTAAAGCAATTCTTCTTTGTGTTAATTGACAATTACCTGGTGCTTCTACAGTTTCAGTAGAAAAATCTAAACGATCTATGATACAGGTGTCATTATTACCAGCAAAGTAACCGAACCCATAAGACACAGTGTTCTCGGGTTTACCATAAGAGAAGAAGAATGTTGAGACTCCAACAACGGCTTGTGGTGCTACATGACGTGTCTGGTTCAGTGGGATGTTGATGCCTGTTAATTGCTCCCTTGCTTCTGTTAATTGACCTGGTGAAATTCCTGGTGCTGCTACAGTCTCAGTAGAAAAATCTAAACGGTCGATGGTGCAAACAAAAGGTGGAGCATAACCACCACCAAAGTAACCATAATTGGAATTAGAGACTGCTGCTAAAGCAGATCTTGCTTCTGTTAATTTTCCAACTGTGACTGGAAATTGTATAGTTTCATTTGAAAAATCTAAACGGTCGATAGTGCAAACCTGAGGACCATTACCACCACCAAAGTAACCATAATTGGAATTAGAGACTGCTGCTAAACTATTTCTTGCTTCTGTTAAATTATTACCTGGTGCTGCTACTGTCTCACTGGAAAAATCTAAACGGTCGATGGTGCAAACAGCAAATGGACCTAGAATATCTCTACCACCACCAAAGTAACCATAATTGGAATTAGAGACTGCTGTTAAATATACTCTTGCTTCTGTTAATTGATAAGTACCTGGTGCTGCTACAGTCTCACTAGAAAAATCTAAACGGTCGATGGTGCAAACCTGACCTGAAGCATCACCACCACCAAAGTAACCATAATTTGAATTGGAGACTGCTGCTAAACCACTTCTTGCTTGAGTTAGATTCTTTCCTGGTGCTGCTACTGTCTCACTGGAAAAATCTAAACGGTCAATAGTGTTTAAACCTGGAAGACCACCACCAAAGTAACCATAATTGGAATTAGAGACTGCTGCTAGATAACGCCTTGCTTGTGTTAAATCATTACCTGGTGCTGATGTAGTTTCATTAGAAAAATCTAAACGGTCGATGATGCAGACATTACCAGTTGGAGCATTACCACCACCAAAGTAACCATAATTCGAGTACACAAGACCCGAAGCATCAAACTCTCCTCTACGGACTTTTCTTACTGTTTCGGTTGTTGGTTTCGTTGAAAGTCCTGCTAAAGCATTTCTTGCTTGAGTTAAATCATTACCTGGTGCCGATGTAGTCTCATTAGAAAAATCTAAACGGTCGATGGTGCAAACAACACCTGGAGCACCTCCAGCAAAGTAACCATAATTGGAATTGGAGACTGCTGCTAAAAGTCGTCTTGCTTGTGTTAAATCATTACCTGGTGCTGATACAGTCTCATTAGAGAAATCTAAACGGTCGATGGTGCAAACAGAACCTGGAGCATAACCACCACCAAAGTAACCATAATTAGAATTAGATACCGATGCTAATCTATTTCTTGCTTCTGTTAATTGATAAGTACCTGGTGCTGCTACGGTTTCATTCGAAAAATCTAAACGTTCGATGGTGCAAACAGCACCTGGAGCATCACCACCACCAAAGTAACCATAATTAGAATTAGAGACTGTTGCTAAACTAGATCTTGCTTGTGTTAAATAATAACCTGGTGCTGATACAGTCTCATTCGAGAAATCTAAACGATTGAAGTTGGAAACAGATCCAAAAGTCCAAGAATTTCCACCACCAAAATAACCATAATTGGAATTAGATACTGCTGCTAAAGTTGTTATATTATCTAACAATTGCTCCAATGTTCCTGGTGCTGCTACAGTTTCAGTAGAGAAATCTAAACGCTCTATTGTACAAGAATAAGGTGGCGATCCTGAATCCCTACCACCACCAAAGTAACCATAATTGGAATTGGAGACTGCTGCTAATTCAGATCTATCTCCTTTTAAATTATTACCTGGTGCCGATACAGTCTCATTAGAGAAATCTAAACGGTCGATAATACAAGAATCAGATGGAGCCTCACCACCACCAAAGTAACCGAACTCAGAGAGTTCTGGCCAAGTGCTCTCCACCTGTGTCTCATAAACTAAACCAAGACCGAAGATATCCGAAGGCATTTATTTACTTGCGAAGTTTATCGTTGAATAACGAAACATCATCAGGAAGTTGATTTTGATTTTGTGTATTACCTTCCAATACTCTGCTAGTAATACCACTAATCTCTTCGATACCAGAAGAAACATGCTTCTGCAGACTCTCAAGGAATGCAATTGGATTCGAAGGATCTGCATAACCTTCCTTGATACGATTCACATCATCTTCAAGAACAGTAGGTGCAGTTGCTCTTCTCATAGAACGGATGTTACCACCAGAGACACCACTACGAGCAGCAAGAAGTTCATCAAGTGCCTGGTTAGCAAATCTTCTTTCCCAATAAACAGGTTGATCAGCATCAAACTCTTCTTTGGTTGGTGGATGTCCTCCATTCAGTTCAATCAATCGTGCAATCAATTTATCAAAAAACTCAAGTTCAGTAACCTGTGCCTTAAATCCGGCATTAAGTCCATCAATAAATCTATGAAAATTAAATTCGTCAATATCATACCAACAAAGCTCTTCCCCACCTTGTCTTGTTTTCCACCAGATTGGTTGAGTCTTATCCTTACCGTCCCACTTGAAATGAAACTCTCTTACAATTCTCTTTGCATCTTGAATTCCATTTAAGAGATTTTCTGCTACAGATTTGCGGTTGATGATTGCAGACTTGAAAGCAGAAGGAATGGTAAAGTTATCATGAACAATAAACTTTTCAATCTGGAAGTTTGATCTTCCTTGTGCTAATTCTCTTTCCGATTGCTTCCACTTATCACATTCAGAGAGAACTTTGAACATGAACTCATTACTATCATCGAGCACATCATCGGCTTTTGCCAGTGCAATTTCTTTATAATTTTCAGACATGAATAAAGGAATAATTTCTTTTATTTATGCCCTTTTAAAATGATAATCTCCATCAGCATCTGATGAATTTTGAACAAAGTGAGATACTAATGTGTAACCAATTGACTTCATGTATGCAATGACTTCATCTCTCATTGGAGCACCTTTCATATACTCCTTATTCTGAAGTTCTAAAATAATATCAGGGCAATATCGTATTGTATTGACTGCACCTTTGATAATATCTAACTCACAACCTTGAACATCCATCTTAATAAGTTCTGGTTCTGGCCATCCCTTTTCTCTCACAAGAGTATCTAATGTCTTGGTTACTCTTGTGCTATTATCATAGTGCTCATTTTTAAATGCTTCTATATTATAAGGAAAGTCATCATAATTTAATTCGTAATAAGAACAACCACCATGATTAGTAATGTTTTGGTGATATGTAATTGTCTTGTGATCTCTATCACTTAAAACTTCAATTGCATAATTCACTTTTCTCATATCATATAGTCTTTGAAACTCTTCGTATCCATCAACATGATAAATGCTTGCATCTTTCCATACCATCTTTGCTGCTCTTGACCAGTGCAAACAGTTTGAACCAATATCATAAATGACCTTTGGTTGCTTTGATTGCTCATACTTCATTTGATAGAGATAATCAATATGTTCATATGGGGTGACGAGTTTATTATGATAATCTAAGATATAATGATCAATGTATCTTTGGTCATTATTATTTGTAATTTTTTTGATATATTCTTTCCACTTGTTTGATACTGTCTTCCAATTATAAGTTTCTGTTGAAAACTTGGATATCATTTGAGATACTTGATCGTATTCATCTCTTGCAACATCGAAGAAGTGCAGAGCACGAATGACTTCTTCTGCAAAGTTCTTATGGAAAGTATCATCAGTAATCCAACCTCTTGAAGTATTCTGTCCAGACATTGGAATATACTTGCCCATTCCATTTGATGTTTCTGGAAGTGCTCCCATGTCTGTTGTGATTGGGAAGCAACCACAAGCCATTGCCTCTGCTAGAGATACGCAGAAGGTCTCCTCCCACACATTAGGATGAATGTAGAATGCCGCATCCTGAATGTGCTCTAGCAGTTCCTCACGGTCAATGCAAGGTGAATACTCAACTCCTGGAAGTTGTTTGAGTTCTTTATAAACAGGAACAAATGGTGATGGTTCTAGTCCGTTTGGTCCTGTGATTGTTTCATTATCACCTTCTCCTGGTTGAATGTCACCATAGAGAGACATTGAAGAAAATACTTTGAGTTTTGCATCTGGATGATGCTTGATCACTTCTTTCCAAATAGGAACTAATGGTTTAACTCCTTTATGTGGTGCAGAAAAAAAGATACAAGTTTTTGATTTTGGTTTCCCAGACAACTTAAACATCTCATCAATTCCATTCGGAATTACATAGAGTTTTTCTGCTGGTGCTCTTTTAAATTTTACAAATTGCTCTGCTTCCCAGTTAGACACACAAACAATACCATCAATCTTATCCACATGCTGTGGAAGATCTTTATGTCCCATCTGGTCACAATTATCATGTGCCCAGATGACTTTATATTGATTGGTAGAAGTTATAATTTCGTTTGTCGTTCTCTTAACATCAACATTTTCTGGGAATTGATAATGTTGAGCAAGATAATGAAAAGAACTTTCAGTTGCTCCAGACTTCATAAATCATAGTGTAGTTTTGATTATTTAGTGTTAGTTGGAGACTCCTGCTGAATCATCTTTTGCTTCTGTTAATTGATAACTGCCTGGTGCTGATACAGTATCATTAGAGAAATCTAAACGGTCAATGGTACAAACATAAGGTGGAGCATCACCGCCAGCAAAGTAACCATAATTGGAATTAGATACTCCTGCCATACTACGTCTTGCTTGTGTTAAATTAGCAGGTGGATTGCTAGTAGTTTCGTTAGAGAAATCTAAACGATCGATGGTAGAATAACGAGAAAAAACAGAACCACCACCAAAGTAACCATAATCAGGACTAGAAACTCCTGATACATAATATCTGTCTTGTGTTAATTGATAAGTACCTGGTGCTGCTACAGTTTCATTAGAGAAATCTAAACGGTCGATGGTGCATACTGCTGGATCACCACCACCAAAGTAACCATAATTGGAATTAGAGACTCCTCCCATACCTCTTTTTGCTTCTGTTAATTGATAAGTACCTGGTGCTACTACAGTTTCATTAGAGAAATCTAGACGGTCTATGGTGCATAATCGACCTGGAGATGAACCAGGGTCATTACCACCAGCAAAGTAACCATAATTGGAATTAGAGACTGCTGCTAATCGATCTCTTGCTTGTGTTAAATTATTACCTGGTGCTGCTACAGTTTCATTAGAGAAATCTAAACGCTCAATAGTATTAACAACAAATGGAGTAAAACCACCAGCAAAGTAACCATAATAAGAACTAGAGACTGCTCCTAAACTGTCTCTTGCGTCTGTTAATCGGCAAATACTTGGTGCTGATACAGTTTCATTAGAAAAATCCAAACGGTCAATGGTGCAAACATAAAGTGAGATTCCTTCCCCACCAGCAAAGTACCCATAAGCCTTGGAGATTGGTCGTCCTACTTTTTGGTAGTAGTTGACTTGGGTGCCTGCTAGAAAACTTCTTGCTTGTGTTAAATCATTACCTGGTGCTGATATAGTTTCATTGGAGAAATCTAAACGGTCGATGGTGGAAATCTCAGTAGGAGAAACACCACCACCAAAGTAACCATAATTGGAATTGGAGACTACTGCTGTTCGACTTTTTTCTGTCGTTTGATTGAGGGGTGGATTACTTACAGTCTCATTAGAGAAATCTAAACGGTCGATAGTGGAAACAAAAGTTGGAACTGGTTCAGTCTGACCACCAGCAAAGTATCCATAATCGAGACTAGATGCTCCCACTACTTGATTTCTTGCTTGTGTTAATTGACCTAATGTTCCTGGTACATCTACAGTTTCATTATAAAAATCCAAACGGTCGATGGTGCAAACATTACCTGGACTACCTGGACTAAAACCACCACCAAAGTAACCATAATTGGAATTAGAGACTGCTGTAAGATTATATCTTGCCTGTGTTAATTGTTCTAATGTTCCTGGTACATCTACAGTTTCATTTGAGAAATCTAAACGGTCGATGGTGCAAGCACCACTTTTGCCAGCAAAGTAACCATATCCTTTTGGACTAGATACTGCTGCTAAATTTTGTCTTGCTTCCGTTAATTGACCTAATGTTCCTGGTACATCTACTGTTTCACTAGAAAAATCTAATCGATCAATAGTGCAAACATCAGGTGGAGTAAAACCACCACCAAAGTAACCATAATTAGAATTAGAGACTGCTGCTAAACCATATCTTGCTTCTGTTAATTGATAAGTACCTGGTGCTGCTACAGTTTCATTTGAGAAATCTAATCGGTCGATGGTGCAAACTGCAGGAACACCACCACCAGCAAAGTAACCGAACCCATAAGACACAGTGTTCTCTGGTTTACCATAAGAGAAGAAGAATGTTGAGACTCCAACAACGGCTTGTGGTGCTACATGACGTGTCTGGTTCAGTGGGATGTTGGTGCCTGCTAAACCATATCTTGCTTCTGTTAATTGATAAGTACCTGGTGCTGCTACAGTTTCATTAGAGAAATCTAAACGGTCGATGGTACAAACAGTCCCTGGAGAATTACCACCACCAAAGTAACCATAGTTGGAATTAGAGACTGCTGCTAAAGTAGATCTTGCTTCTGTTAATTTTCCAACTGTGACTGGAAATTGTATAGTTTCATTAGAAAAATCTAAACGGTCGATGGTGCAAACCTGAGTTGTGGGTGTATCATAACCACCAGCAAAGTAACCATAATTAGAATTAGAGACTGCTGCTAAACTATATCTTGTTTGTGTTAATTGTCCTAGTGTTCCTGGTACATCTACAGTTTCAGTAGAGAAATCTAAACGGTCAATGGTGTTAACCAGAGGTGGAGCCTGACCACCACCAAAGTAACCATAATTCGAATTAGAGACTGCTGCTAAACTATGTCTTGCTTGTGTTAATTGTTCAACTGTAACTGGAAATTGTATAGTTTCATTAGAGAAATCTAAACGGTCGATAGTGCAAACTTCTATTGAATCATAACCACCAGCAAAGTAACCATAATTGGAATTAGAGACTGCTGCTAAACCATATCTTACTTGTGTTAATTGATAAGTACCTGGTGCTGCTACAGTTTCATTAGAAAAATCTAAACGGTCGATGGTGCAAACCCGAGTTGTGGGTGTATTACTACCACCACCAAAGTAACCATAATTGGAATTAGAGACTGCTGCTAAACTATTTCTTGCTTCTGTTAAATTATTACCTGGTGCAGATGTAGTTTCACTAGAAAAATCTAAACGGTCGATGGTGCAAACACGCTCTGGAGCAAAACCACCACCAAAGTAACCATAATTCGAGTACACAAGACCCGAAGCATCAAATTCTCCTCTACGGAGTTTTCTTATTGTTTCGGTTGTTGGTTTCGTTGAGAGTCCTGCTAATAGTGCTTTTGTTTCTGTTAAATTATTTCCTGGTGCTGATACAGTCTCATTTGAGAAATCTAAACGGTCGATGGTGCAAACTGCACTCCCACCAGCAAAGTAACCATAATTGGAATTAGAGACTGCTGTTAAACTAGATCTTGCTTGTGTTAATTGATAAGAACCTGGTGCCGATGTAGTCTCATTAGAAAAATCTAAACGGTCGATGGTGCAAACAACACCTGGAGCAAAACCACCACCAAAGTAACCATAATTTGAATTAGAGACTGCTGTTAAATATCCTCTTGCTTGTGTTAAATTGGCAGGTGGATTGCTAGTAGTCTCATTAGAGAAATCTAAACGGTCGATGGTGCAAACAAAAGGTGGAGCATAACCACCACCAAAGTAACCATAATTGGAATTGGAGACTGCTGTTAAAAGATATCTTGCTTGTGTTAATTGATAATTACCTGGTGCTGATACAGTCTCATTAGAAAAATCTAAACGGTCGATGGTGCAAACAAAAGGTGGAGCATAACCACCACCAAAGTAACCATAATTGGAATTAGAGACTGCTGTTAAATATCCTCTTGCTTCTGTTAATTGATAATTACCTGGTGCTGCTACAGTCTCATTAGAGAAATCTAAACGGTCAATGGTGCAAACTGTAACACCACCTCCAAAGTAACCATAATTGGAATTAGAGACTGCTGCTAAACCATATCTTGCTTGTGTTAACTTATTACTTGGTGCCGATACAGTATCATTAGAGAAATCTAAACGGTCGATGGTGGAAACAGAAGGTTGACCACCACCAAAGTAACCGAACTCAGAGAGTTCTGGCCAGTCATCCAATACCTGTTTTTTATATGTTTTCTTAAGACCGAATATTCCTGCAGGCATCAGAGACCAAAGATAGAATACTTAGGAGTTGTGGGTTTCCAGAACTCCATTTTTTTATATTTATCTAAGATGTAATCACTCAAGTACTTCTCACTATCGTGATAAATTTTCTCTACCTTTTCTCTTACCGTGTGCATATTATCTAACTTATAAACATCATCGTTCTCATCAAACTTTGCATTCACATTCTCAAATGAATGTGTATATTTTTCTTCTCCTAAGAAATCATAGATTCGATTCAGTTGTTGTTGTGGAGACCTCACAAGATCGTCATAATCTACAAGTAAAATCTTGTCCTGATGTCCTTTTTTATATGCCTCACTTAATGCATGATAAGACATACCCACAATTCCCTGTGGAGACATCATATAATCGCACCGATTATCATTTGTAATCTCTAAATTATTTCTTTTCAGTCCTTCATCAATAAAAGAAACACGTCTATTTTTATGAATAAGATATAAGAATGATGTTAGAATATCATAGATATTTCTCACAGGACATATAATCTTTGGAGAGTCTGTGATGTAGTCTGTGATATGTTGTATTTGATTTACCCAACCTCTTGACTTATCAATGATGATTGGTTCTTTGATATCAAAATAATAGTTGGGTGCAATCGATGATAATACTTTATGTGCCGACTGTGGTTTTGGATGTGCCTTATATTGCTCTGAATTATATAACAAATACTCCTCACTATAATGAATCGTATCCAGCACCGGAGAGTTTGTCGATGCATGAATACTTGGATTCTGATTCAGTAGTGCAGTCAGTAGGGTCGATCCACATCGTGGAAGACCCGACATAAAATAAAACTTTCTCATAACAAAAGTATTTTGATTATTTAGTGTTAGTTGGAGACTCCTGCTAAACTATCTCTTTCTTGTGTTAATCTATTTCCTGGTGCTGATACAGTCTCATTTGAGAAATCTAAACGGTCGATGGTACAAGCAAAAGGTGGAGAACCACCACTACTACCACCACCAAAGTAACCATAATTAGAATTAGAGACTGCTGCTAAACCAGATCTTGCTTGTGTTAAATTATTACCTGGTGCTGATACAGTTTCATTAGAAAAATCTAAACGGTCGATGGGATAATTACCACCAAAGTAACCATAATTAGAATTAGAGACTGCTGCTAGGTATATTCTCTCTCCTGATAAATTATTACCTGGTGATGATACAGTTTCATTAGAGAAATCTAAACGATCGATGGTGTCAACCTGACCTGGATCAATACCACCGCCACCAAAGTAAGCATACTGAGGATTAGAGACTCCTGCTACACCATATCTGTCTCCAGTTAAATAATAACCCGTTGGTTCTGCTACAGTTTCATTAGAGAAATCTAAACGGTCGATGGTGCAAAAATGTCCTGGACTAGCTGTAATCTCACCACCAGCAAAGTAACCATAATTGGAATTGGAGACTCCTGCTACAGATTGTCTTGATATTGTTAAATTATTACCTGGTGCTGATGTAGACTCATTAAAGAAATCTAAACGGTCGATGAGATTAGTATAATCGCTTGGAGGACGAAGACCAGCAGCAAAGTAACCATAATTGGAATTAGAGACTGCTGCCAATTTTTCTCTGTTTTGTGCTAAATTATTACCTGGTGCTGATGTAGTCTCATTAGAAAAATCTAAACGGTCGATAAGGCAAGTACGAATTGGCAGTGATGGAGGCTGACCACCAGCAAAGTAACCATAAGCCTTGGAGATTGGTCGTCCTACTTTCTGGTAGTAGTTGACTTGGGTGCCTGCTAATGAAAATCTTTTTTGTGTTAAACCATTACCTGGTGCTGATGTAGTCTCATTAGAGAAATCTAAACGGTCGATGGTGCAAACAGAACCTGGAGCATAACCACCACCAAAGTAACCATAATTCGGATTATAAACTCCTGCTGAACTTCCTCTTGCTTCAGTTAAATTATTACCTGGTGCTGATACAGTTTCACTAGAGAAATCTAAACGGTCGATAAGGCAAGTAGTACCTGGAACTGATGGAGCTTGACCACCACCAAAGTAACCATAATTGGAATTAGAGACTCCTGCTAAACCAAGTCTTGCTTGTGTTAATTGGTAAGCACCTGGCGATTCTACTGTTTCATTAAAGAAATCTAAACGGTCGATGGTGCAAACAAAGGGTGGTTGACCACCAGCAAAGTAACCATAATTGGAATTAGAGACTGCTGCTAATTGCCGTCTTGCTTGTGTTAAATTATTACCTGGTGCTGATACAGTTTCATTAGAGAAATCTAAACGGTCGATGGTGCAGACACGAATAGGTGGAGCATAACCACCACCAAAGTAACCGTATCCTCTTGGACTAGAGACTGCTGCTAATTGTTCTCTTGCTTCTGTTAATTGATAAGTACCTGGTGCCGATACAGTTTCATTAGAGAAATCTAAACGGTCGATGGTGCAAGTAAGAGATGGAGTAGCACCACCACCAAAGTAACCATAATTGGAATTGGAGACTGCTGCTGAAGCATATTTTCTCGTTGACAAATTATTACCCGGTGCTTCTACAGTTTCAGTAGAAAAATCTAAACGGTCGATGATACAACTTCGAGCTGGAACTTCACCACCAGCAAAGTAACCGAACCCATAAGACACTGTGTTCTCCGACTTACCATAAGAGAAGAAGAATGTTGAGACTCCAACAACGGCTTGTGGTGCTACATGACGTGTCTGGTTCAGTGGGATGTTGATGCCTGCTAATCTTCCTCTTGCTTCTGTTAAATAATAACCCGTTGGTTCTGCTACAGTTTCATTAGAGAAATCTAAACGGTCGATAGTACAAGTGCGACCTGAAACTAATGGAGAAAAACCACCAGCAAAGTAACCATAATTGGAATTAGAGACTCCTGCTAATCGTTGTCTTGATAGTGTTAAATTATTACCTGCTGCTACTGTCTCACTGGAAAAATCTAAACGGTCGATGAGACTAATATAATCGCCTGGAGGACGAAGACCAGCAGCAAAGTAACCATAATTGGAATTAGAGACTCCTGCTAAATTTCGTCTTGCTAGTGTTAATTGTTCTAATGTTCCTGGTACATTTACAGTTTCATTAGAGAAGTCTAAACGGTCGATGGTGCAAACACTAGTTGTGGGTGTATCTTGACCACCACCAAAGTAACCATAATTGGAATTGGAGACTGCTGCTAATCTATGTCTTGCTTGTGTTAATTGATAAGTGCCTGGTGCTGCTACGGTTTCATTAGAGAAATCTAAACGGTCGATGGTGCAAAAATAAGAAATAGCATAACCACCACCAAAGTAACCATAATTAGAATTAGAGACTGCTGCTAAACCTTGTCTTGCATCTGTTAATTGATAACTACCTGGTGCAGATACAGTTTCATTAGAGAAATCTAAACGGTCGATGGTGCAAACCTGAGGTGGAGCATAACCACCACCAAAGTAACCATAATTCGAATTAGAGACTGCTGCCAAACCTTGTCTTGCTTGTGTTAAATTATTACCTGGTGCTGCTACTGTCTCACTGGAAAAATCTAAACGGTCGATGGTGCAAACCTGAATTGGAGTTGTATCTTGACCACCACCAAAGTAACCATAATTCGAGTACACAAGACCCGAAGCATCGAACTCCCCTCTACGAACTTTTCTTACTGTTTCGGTTGTTGGTTTCGTTGAGACTGCTGATAGAAATCTTCTTGCTTGTGTTAAATTAGTACCTGGTGCTGCTACAGTTTCATTTGAGAAATCTAAACGGTCGATGATGGAAACTGCACCTGGAGCACCACCACCACCAAAGTAACCATAATTGGAATTAGAGACTGCTGCTAATTCTTGTCTTGCTTGTGTTAAATAATAACCCGTTGGTACATCTACAGTTTCATTAGAAAAATCTAAACGGTCGATGATACAAACAGCAGGTGGAGTACTACCACCACCGAAGTAACCATATTGTGGAGTAGAGACTGCTGCTAAAAGACTTCTTGCATCTATTAAATTATTACCTGGTGCTGCTACAGTTTCATTAGAAAAATCTAAACGGTCGATGGTGCAAACAGTAGGTGGAGCATAACCACCACCAAAGTAACCATAATTAGAATTAGAGACTGCTGCTAAATCAGCTCTTGCTTGTGTTAATTGTCCAACTGTGACTGGAAATTGTATAGTTTCATTATAAAAATCTAAACGGTCGATGGTGCAAAAATAAGATCCACTAAAACCACCAGCAAAGTAACCATAATTGGAATTAGAGACTGCTGCTAAACCTTGTCTTGCTTGTGTTAAATTATTACCTGGTGCTGATGTAGTTTCACTAGAGAAATCTAAACGGTCGATGGTGCAAACAATAGATGGAGTAGCACCACCACCAAAGTAACCATATTGTGGACTAGAGACTGCTGCTAATTTATTTCTTGCTTGTGTTAAATTATTACCTGGTGCTGATACAGTTTCATTAGAAAAATCTAAACGGTCAATGGTGGAAAAAGGCGTATTACCACCACCACCAAAGTAACCAAACTCAGAGAGTTCTGGCCAACTCGTTGGAGATACTGTATATTCTTTAAGTGGTCCAGAGACTGCTGCTAATCCTTGTCTTCTTTGTGTTAATTGATAACTACCTGGTGCAGATACAGTTTCATTAGAGAAATCTAAACGGTCGATGGTGCAAACTTCAGGTGGCAGCAATCCACCAGCAAAATAACCATAATTAGAATTGGAGACTGCTCCTAATCTACGTCTTGCTTGTGTTAATTGATAAGTGCCTGGTGCTGCTACGGTTTCATTAGAGAAATCTAAACGGTCGATGGTGCAAAAAAAAGAAATAGCATCACCACCACCAAAGTAACCATAATTAGAATTGGAGACTGCTGCTAATTGATTTTTTGCTTCTGTTAAATTATTACCCGGTGCTGCTACAGTCTCATTAGAGAAATCTAAACGGTTGATGGTG